ATATTGCAATCAGTATAGCTCCTCAAATCGCCCAACTAGGGCTGATGTATTTCTTTTTAACAAATCCACGTAAAAATGGATGGATGCCTATAATGGCGTTTCTGTTTTTGCTGGTTGATTTTGCCAGTGATTTACAGGATCGGAGTAACGGACAGTTTGTGATTTTCAACGGCGGCATTGTTGAGCTTGCCTGGAATCCAACAATCATAGCATCTGCATTTTTCACGCTGATGTATTTTACTATTGGTAGTGAACTGTTTATCAGCGTATCGGTTGGTTTGCTCCTGTCATTATTCCCTGATGCAATCAATCAATATACGCAGACGTTTACACGTACCCGCGCCGCATTAAAAAAGGCAAATGCAGATATTAAAAAAGCACATCGAGCGCACGGCACGCCAAGAAAGAAGCAAAAGCAGAATGGGCAGCATGTGGGACAGCGACATAGTCGGCATGAGCAACATACCCGCCATAATCAGGGAGGGCGGTGGTGAGTCAACTCGCAAGAGATTTTTTCACACGGCGGCAGCAAATTGATGACCAGATAGCCGCTGTTTGGTTCGGTGTTCCTAATCCCCCTGCATCGGTGATGGTGCGGCAGGAACAGCAACATCTGCCCACACCCATCAGACCCCAGCCGCTGCATATCCACAGTGGACAAACGGCCGTTCACCAAGAACCTCATACGCGCATGGTCGGGATGAAAATAGTACGCGTTTCCATCACCATTGGCTGGGGCGGTAAAACGCGCTTTTTCAGCACATTCGATAACACAGAGTACACAATAGGACAACGCAAATACCAGGAGGCGCGGGCGAATCATGGCGGTGGTTACTTCGTTTATCGTGGCGACGTTGCGGAAACGACGCGCCTGTTTCATGAGAGAAAAATAATCAACAGAGACTTCCATACACGATATGGCTTGCTGGCATGTGAAGTCGAACCGCCGTTTGTCGCCTATGACTGGGAAGGCGGAATGATAGTTGGGTGTGCTGAAGCTCAGAATATTAAAAAAGTAGCTGTTTCCGGCATTACGCCGTTGGAATATCTAGGGTGTATTTGATTTATCGCCACCCTAAAGGCAGAAAGGATAAGAAAATGAGGAAACTTTCAGATGAGTTTGAATTGATTGATCCTTCATTCATTACTAGGATTGAAGTGAAGATCACATTTGCGCTTTTGTGGTCAATTACTAAATGTATCTTTCAGCGCAAGGATTTGAAGATCACCCACACATTTACTGAAAACCCACTCATAAATCATGACATGTCAGCAGAAGACTACCTTGAGATGGCATTGGGCGATGATTGGGAAGATGTGATGTTTGAAGGCGAGCTTGAATGAATAAAACCAACTGGAAAATAATTATTTCTTTATGTTCTTTAATACTCAAAAATATGGGCGTACGTTTGATTGTGTTTGTGCTGACGTTTTTAATTGTTGTCGCGTATCTCGCACATGCTGACTTGAAGTGTCGAAAGTATGGCTATGATTCAATTGTATACAAATATCCCAGCCTGTATTGTATAGAAGAAGAAAATGAATAAAACCAACTGGACAAATAAAATTCTATGGCTTGTCTATATCGGCTTGTTGGCTGTGCTATTACCTCATACGGCGTGGATGTTTTTACAATTTGAACCGGTGGGGGATTTTTCCACTTATGTCGCGTGGGCAGCGGCTTTTACATTTGAGGCGGCTATCGCTGTACTGACCCACAAATTGGCACAACACATTGACAAGACCCCTCGGTACTCTGTGGGGCGGGTGTGGTTAAAGCGACTGGGATACCGATATGCAAACGCCTACGCATTCAGCCTGATAACGGCCGTCGCTGTATCCACCATTGCCAATGTCTCACATGCTATGCAATATGCAACAGAGGGGTTTGGTACACCCTGGCACGTTGCGGCGTTCGGCGGTGTGTTACCGTTTGCGTCTCTCATGTTCGCACGGGTATTGTCAAGCGCGAGTGATGAGGTGCAAGAGGTTGACGTTAAGGCGCAAAAGATGCGAAAGGATTTACAAGAGGTGCGAAAGAACTTGCAAGGTAAAATTGAGTTACTAAAAGTTGCTGAAATCGAACGCGCGGAGATTGAAAGTCAATTACAACAGACAGCAAGCCAACTTCAAGAAATGACACAATATCGAAACTACTGGCAAACGATAAACCCAAAGACGCAAGTGGCAATTATGTATAATGCGGGTGAAATCAAGACCCTGCAAGAGGCCGCAAATGGCGTTAATTTGAGTGAAAGCACAATTAGTAGGATTGCAAGTAGCATCAATGGGAGAGGATCATGATTACAAAGGCAACCGTCTCCTTTGAGACATCACTCCATAATATATCACTATTAACTACTCTGTATGATTTACTTGAAAACACAAAAATCACCGATAGCGCACATGACGATCTTGCTCCCGCATCCCTCGATATGTATTTTTGTTTGTTGGATACTATTCTGGATACAATGCCGGGGGTAGTTGAGGAAATGATTGTGGGCTATGGTAATCTCGAAAACGAAGCAGACATCAAACCTCCGATTTTGCTTTCAGTATACAAATTAGCGATGGAGCGGCGTGGTTATCAGATGCGTACAGCGGAACAGGCGTATCCGTTGAGGGATGTGATAAATGATAAAAAATGAAGGTGTAATCAAGCGTATTTTGGAGGCGTATGAAATATATGAATCAAACCGACGTGAAGAAAATAAATTGCAGCGTCAGGCGGGAAATAAGAGAATCGCACGAAATTATTCACCTACAAGCCACTTGATTATGCGGCTTGGAGCAATTGAGGATTTAGGAAACACCCCAACACACGATCTAGTGTTTGTTATTAGGAGATTGGCGGAAGCTGAAAACATGGGGAATGTCGAATATGTGATGTCGTTTTTGCAGGATTGTGTTGAATGAGCACCGCCTATGCTATACTCCCCCTATGTATACAAGCGAGAATTCACACGCGAAGCAGAGCAAGATGACAGAAGCCACCTGTAATTTTCTAATAAAACAAAGGGGAATAGATGACAAAACACATAAGGGCGTGTTACGATGATTTTTGAGACATTGTACGAATCGGCAAAACGCAATGAGCTAATTTTAATTGATGGTGGTATTTGTCACTGGCATTTGCGCCGTGACAAGCAATTGACCATCCGCGAAATTATCAGCACACGACCTGGTGCTGGTTCCGAGATGCTGGCGCAATTGACAGCCGTTCCTGGTGCTGAATCTATATTTGCTAAATGCCCCGCTGATTTACTGGCAAACGATTGGTATAAAAAACGTGGTTTTGTCTGCGAAGGAACGCAAACAACTAAAGGCGGAAGGAAACTGAAATTGTGGCGGCTGATATTGAACTAATCTATTGTGCTGGTAGTAACCGAATGTTTGCCCAAATTGCCATTGATGCTGGTTTTTTGTATGGCGCACAGTTACCGAGCACGGTTTACCACTCACTCCATTTTGCGGATCAGAACTGGAAAAACCCAGATCGCGGAAAATACATATCAGCATTAGCAAAACATCGGCCGTTCATGGCCTCAGTGCTGGACTTTGAGCGTATGGAACAGTTGCCAGAGGTGTTGGCATGGGCAGAGGATGCGGCGCAGTATATTGAGGTCGTGATAATTATACCTAAGGTGTTTGGTGGCATCTCAAAATTACCTAGCGTGATTGGTGGCAAACCAATTCGTCTTGGTTATTCCGTACCGACAAAACACGGTGGAACATCCGTTGGTTATTCAGAGTTCGTCGGCTGGCCTGTGCATCTGTTAGGTGGCAGTCCGCAGAAGCAGATGAGATTGACGCGATACTTAAATGTTGTCAGCATAGATGGCAATATGCACATGAAAATGGCGATAAGATATAATGCGTTTTTTGATCCTGAGAAAATAACAGTGCGTGGATATTGGCCGACGCTTAAAGATTACGACGGTCAAAAATGGGGGGACGGGAGCAAGAAATCAGGTGCTCCATATGAAGCCTTTAGACGTTCGTGCGTAAACATCATGTCGTTTTGGCAAGACCGTTTTATTTACAGTGGCATTAATGGAGGGTTTGAAGTGGCAGCGTAATATCGAATGAGCACCTCTTGTGCTATACTCCCCCCATGTATACGAACGAGAATTCACACCGCATCTTCACGAGAAGCGGAAAACAGCGGGCATTATGGCAGCGGTTATTCCATATGGATACCCTGCCCGTCACATCCGCATTCCCGCACGAGGGTGCAGACATTTACGGCCGTTCAGCATGGCACTATACGCTAGACGTTGCACGTATGAATCCCCGATATATGCGGCGGCTGGCAAATCATGTCGCTAAATGGAGCAGGGATTATGCAGAGACACTTGACCGCATACAGCGCGAGGGTTGGCAGATTGATGCAATTGATTGTTTTTTAGTTGAGGCGGCGGAGGGCGAAAGCCTGAAGCCGTCTTTTTATTTGGGGCGGGAATTGTTGCTTGACCCAATATGATACAATGAAGCTGTCCTGAAGGTCGCTCTGGGTGTGGCGATGATAAATCGGTTTATCAAAAATAGCGGCGGCTATGTGGGTTCAATTCCCATCCTTCGGGAATATTAAGGAATAGACAAATGGCACAGAAGGTAATCCAGATCATACCGCTAGTTGATTGGTATGTTTCTTTTGATAATGGCGACGGTACATATTACTCTGTGCCATTAACTGGCGCATGGCTAGATGATAACGGGGAAATAGGCGTTTTTGATATAGATGCCTCCGGCCATGTGGAACTATATCCTAGGAAAGAGATGGATTGTGTTGGGATATGGCACAGGTCACAAATACCAGGTGCTTATAAAAACAAAGGGGAATAGATGGCAAAATATAAATGCGATTCATGCAAAAAGACATTCAAAACGCTGGGCGGAATTAGGCGACACAGGGAGCCTTTTCCCCGCGAGTACCAGAATAAAAACAATCGTGTAAGATGCGTACCAAGGAAGGCGAGATGAAAAATCAGTTGGTGTGGAAAGAGGTGATTAAAGATTATAGTATTCTTGCCTGTAAAACTCCTTATGGAGCCGTTATAATGATTGCAAATCATGTATCCTTTGGTGATATTTTTAGCCAGACGCAGTGGTTGGGGGGATTTGTTGATTTAGATCATGCAAAGCGTGTATGTTACGAATGGATAGATAAGGACATAAAACTTGAGAAAAGAATGCAGCGGGCAGAAGAAGCGTATAATGCTATTATGCAGGGCGGCGAATAACTTGTCCATATGTTATCAGTATGTACGCCAATGGGTGAAAAATGGGTGAGAAAAAGAAAACTGAAGGGAAGTTTCAAATTAACTTTACGGAATGGGATGCCGACAAAGAGGTATTTGTTTCTGCTCCCCAGGTTGGCACGTACCACGAGATAACTTCGGACTTTGACTGGTCAGGTATATCTAACCCCATTAAAAATTATATTCTTGACAGCATGGACAAAGAAGATGAGATAAAAAACGACATTGAATTTATTATAACGGCGATAAAAAAGGGTGTGATAGCGGCAGATGAAATAGAAACAAGGGAAAAACTAGCCGCCTATGCCCATGAGGCGTGGGCTGGCTGGAAAAGGCATGAATTTGGTAAGGGGGATTTTAACGCAGACGGCACATGGACAATGCCAGCATGGGCAGTAACCCGATGGACGCGACAAATGAATACGCCGTATGACGAACTGTCAGAAAGCGAAAAGGAATCAGACAGGAAAGAAGCGCGTAAAATGATGGCGATAATGGGGGGCGAGAATGACCCAAAAACAACCCCACTATAACCTAATCGACATGATAGAAGCGGTTCAGGGTTTTGGCAATTCTGCCTATACCGTTATCCCCAGCGGTATCGCACGAGACATTTTGCGAGAATTGAAGCGGTTGTATGAGTTGGAAACGGCCGTCACTAAACTTGCACAGATACCCGTCAATTCAGCTACAGCCATTACGCCGCACATGTTGCATGAGCTGCTGACATGATAGTAAAGCAATTAGAGATAACTTATAGAGACTATGATGGGATAACATCGCTCAAATTATGTGGGGAGTTGAAAAACCTGCTATTGGCAAAACAAGTCCTGAGGGGTGACGGATTTATACAGGTTGGTTTTAATGGGAGCGTTATTGAAATTCCGTCCGAATGTGTAATTGATGCCAACTATATCTATTATGACGAGTCGGGGCATGAGTAAGCGGGCTATTCGCAGGCATCATTATCAAAGACTAAAGAAAAAAAGGCGGCATTGGTGGGGTGGTGTTGACGACGAAACGGCCGCCTTTCTAGTGACTACCCCTACTCCGTGCAGTTGCCCAATGTGCGGGAATCCGAGGCGGCATTTTGGAAAGCAGACAAGACAAGAATTACTGATTTACTTGTGAGTAGCTAACTATTAAACCCCATGAAACCATACCATAAAAACCCACGCACTATATCAGATTCTCAAAAGGAACAGCTCGCCTCCTCGCTTTTTGAATTAGGCGATCTTTCCGGCATCATCCACGACCTAAACAGTGACCAGGTGATCGGCGGCAATCAACGCAGCGGTGTATTTGATATTAACGAGTGTGAGATTGAATTGACGCATACATCAGATGAGCCAGATGAGCAGGGAACGATAGCACATGGTTTTATCAAATGGCAAGGCCACCGATACGCATATCGACAGGTGCAATGGACAAGCGAACAGTGTGAAATTGCAAATATCAGAGCAAATAAATTGGGCGGGGAGTTTGACCTTGAGGCGTTGACGCGGGATTTTGAAACGGCCGTATTGATTGATAGTGGGTATGGGCAGATAGAGATTGATGAGATTTTGGCAGAGCTTAAAGCGGGGATGCCATCAGAGGAAAGCAAAGACGCGGAGCCGCAAATATCCCGTGCCGATGAATTACAAAAGGAGTGGCAGGTTGAAGCGGGGCAGATGTGGCGATTACCAAGCCGAACGGAGGGACAAGAGCATAGGCTGATTTGTGGGGATTGTACAGACGCGGATGTGGTGGCGCGGGTGATGGGTGGGGGTATGGCTGAAATGGTATGGACAGATCCCCCCTACGGCGTGGCGGTAGGTGATAAAAATAAATACCTCAACTCGATTGCTCCGAGCAATCGAGTTGAGGAGAATGGCGAAATTATCTTGGATCCTTTCTCTGGTTCTGGCACAACCATCATAGCCGCCGAAAACCTTTCCCGTCAATGCCGCGCCTGCGAGATAAGCCCACCATATGTTGCGGTAACATTGCAACGCTACCAAGACGCATTCAACATTACGCCGGAGTTAGTATCATGACCCCCCAACACGATGCCATTCTGGCGGCAGGGCAGGAATATGTTAAACGCCTTGCAGAATGGTTGCAAAAAAACCCAAATGCAAACGAGGCAACCGTCGCCCTTGCGATGGCAAATGGCGAGATTCCGATAGGTGAGCCAAGAGGAGACGGCCGTCCTACAAAACTAAACGAAACGACACACCAGATCATTATTGATGCTGTGAGAGAGGGGGCGTATTATGAAGATGCGGCGAATGCGGCGGGGGTTGAATATAGAACACTCCGCAATTGGTGTACACGAGGTGAGAGAGAATCAGAACGGCGCAAAAGCAAACGCGTAAAAGACGGTACAAAACAATGGGAACATGAGGAAAAATACTTTCAGTTTTTTCACGCCTTAAAAAAAGCAGAAGGGGATGCGGTCATTGGGAATCTTGCTGGAATAGGCAAGGCGGCGAAAGATGGACATTGGCAGGCTTACGCCTGGAAACTGGAGCGACGATACCCGAAACGATACGGCCGTCATCACCATACAGCAGATATTACCAGCGATGGAAAACCTATTCCTATTGCTATTGTCAACATGGACGTATCAAAATTAAAGGGTAGTGACGAATGACGGCCGTTATTGCTATTTCAGAAGCAGGATTTATTACCTATGGCGGAGCGCGTGAAGCGTTTTATGATACCTCGCCAGAGGTTATGTTATCGGGGCCATACGATACGGGGAAAACACTATCGGCATTGCACAAATTAAACATCTTAATGGGCATGTTTCCAAACGCCCGCGCCTTAATGGTTCGCAAAACCTATAAATCACTTATCAATTCTGTTGTTGTGACGTGGGAACGAAAGGTGCATAATGAACGTATCGGGCTTGATCCTACCTATCCAATAACCAAACATGGGGGTAGCAAGCCAGAATGGTATGACTATCCCAACGGTTCGCGCATCGTTTTAGGCGGGATGGATAACCCGCAAAAAACGCTATCAGCAGAGTATGATTTTATTTATGTGTCACAAGCCGAAGAATTAATAGAGGATGAATGGCAAGCGTTGACCCGTGCCGCCTCAGGGCGTGCGGGGAATATGCCCTACACTCAGGTCATGGGGGATTGCAATCCAGACGTACCCGAACACTGGATTTTGCAGCGGGAAAGAATAAACCTTTATGAGTCTCGCCACGAAGATAACCCCACTATTTTTGAGCGAGATGAGTTTGGAGAGTTGACGGGTGAGTATGAAATGGGGGGCGGTTCACGAATGGCAGCACTTGACGCCATGACAGGGGTGAGGTACAAGCGTGGCCGATTGGGTTTGTGGGTTGGGCGTGAGGGGCAGGTGTACGAATATGATCCGGCCGTTCATTTGATCAACTTGAAAGACTGCCCCCTATTCGTGAACCGTTACCGTGTTGTTGATTTTGGATTTACAAACCCATTTGTTTGTCAATGGTGGGGAGAAGATGGAGACGGCCGTTTGTATATGTATCGTGAAATATATATGAGCCAACGTACAGTTAAGGTACACGCAGAACAAATCAACAAACTGAGCGAGGGCGAACGGTATGCCTTGCCGTCTATTTGCGATCATGACGCAGAAGATCGGGCAACTCTGGAAGAAAACGGGATTCCTACTATCCCGGCGATTAAATCAGTACGGCAGGGTATTGACGAAGTAACAGAAAGGCTTAAGATATTAAGAGATGGCAAACCACGTTTGTATATTTGCCGTGACGCACTGGCTGAAGCCGATCCTGCTATGAAAGCATCGCGGCGACCGACTTCTACTGAACGCGAATTTTCGGGATATGTTTGGCCTACTGTGAAAACTGGCAGGGCGGCAGACGAAAAACCCGTAAAGTCGGACGATCACGGGATGGATGCCATGCGGTATATGGTTATGCAGTTTGCTAATAAAATAGACTATGATGTTTACAGAGGGTTGGGCGAGCTTGACAATAAACCTATTTTTGACAGGGGAGTAAGTGACAGATGGCGATAAGACGAAACGACAACGGGACAGTATTAAACAGGCCACAAACGCAAAAGAAACGGGCGGGCGTATTTGGCGAGATAGGTACATCGGGAATTGAAGCGTGGTCGGGTATTATCCGCCAGGCATACATTGCCGATCTAACGTGGCCGAGTGCATGGCCTACGTACAGTCGGCTCTATCGCGCTGACGATGAAATTACGATTATCCGCCAGGGTTATACCATGTTTGCACGGCGACTTGACCTGACAGTAGAGCCGCCAAAAGACCCCAGTGATGACGATTTGGCTGTCGCCGAATATGGCTTGCAGATGTTTGGTGAAATGGAGGGCGGGTCACATTCGTTTATTGAAACGGTAATCAAGACGGCATTCTATGGATGGACATGGTTTGAAACGGTGATGGGGATGCGAAACGGCCGTAACTTTGATGGCTGGGTTAGTCAGTACGATGACGGATTGCCGGCTATCCGCAAATTGGCATTCCGCGATCATTCCTCATTTGTCCGGTGGGATATGGATGATGCGACGGGTACACTTCACGGGATGGAACAGATGGATGCACCTAACCCGTCTATCGTTATTCCGCTAGACCGATCAATACACGTCACTTACGGCGACCCCAGCAATCCAGAGGGATTGTCACCTATGGAGGCACTATACAGATTAGAGCGCATCAAATGGGGATTGACGAATATTTTTGGTATTGGTTCTGAGCATACAGCGGGGCATTTGTCCGTTACTAGCGAGAAGCCGTTGGGAGACCTAGACACGCCTGTCATTCGTCAAGCGGCGCAATCAATACAGGCGGCACAAGAGAACAACTTTGCTATGTGGCCGCCTGGTGTGAATGGCGAACTTATCGACACTCCATTCTCGGCAGCGGCTGTGCTTTTGGAAGGAATCAAACACTGGGGCATGTTGAAGCTCCAAATATATAATATGCAACATGTCGCTATGAGCACCACCTCTGGCGCGGGTTCGTTTGCCGCCATGAGCGACGCGTCCGCAATGGCTGTCATGATGTTTAACGGCATGATGGAAGGGATGTTCAAACAGGTGAGCCAGCAGGTGGGCGAACAATTATTTAATCATCCGCTTGTGAGGAAACGCTATCCAGGCATGACCGGACTCCCCACTGTTGGCGTGACAAAGATTGAAAAGTCAATCTCACTCACAGAGCTGTCAACATTCGCCAATCAAATGTTCCCCATCATGCCGATGGGTGACGATGATATTATCGCCATTAGAAAAAAATCAGAATTTTTGCCAACAACGCTACCAGAGGAAACGGCCGTTTCCCCCACCCCGCCAGCATCGCAACCAGACGATGAACCAGAAGAGGGTGAGCCAGATGAAGATGACAGTGCAGAATTCCACGTCTCCGATTGGTGGGCTTTGCGACAAGAGATTTTTACAGATCGCAACCTGCAACAGGATGATTTAATTAAATTATTAGACGCTGCAACAACGCGCGGGGACTTGAAGATGATTCGGCATGAATTGGCGCAATCGAAAACAGATAAAAAAATTGTCAATGATTATGGTGATGAAATCGCATTGCTGGTTATGAAGGCGGACGACAGGAGATTGACCAAGCAAGAATTTATAGGCAAGATGCGCGAAACTGTATTCAATAATATTGAATTGATGTTTAGGCGCGGAGCGAATATAGATTCACGACAGTTATTATTGCCACATGAAATCGATGTATTAAACGAAGAACTTGAAACTCACTTTGACAGCATTGAAAAAATGGCAGACGAATTATATGACAATGAATAATGACGCGATTGAATTGGGTCGCTTGCTGGATGCCTTGAAGAAAAGGTTGCCTAACCTTGCAAACCGCATACGCATTTGGAAAAATAAACTTTTTGGCGTGCGCACTCGGGGGCAGGTTCAAATAAGGACAGAGGTGTTTCTTATGTGGGAGTTGGGTCTTACCGAAAAGCATTGCGTTGATTGTCTTAGATTGAACGGACAAATACATAGTGCTTCGGCATGGCGCGGCGCAGGCATTCAACCGCAATCACCCGATCTTGAATGTGGGGGCTGGCACTGTGATTGTGAGTTGATTCAAATGCCAAGCGATTATGACGGTGGGGAATCGGGAGAATTTTAATTTATGTATACCAAACCTACCATAACAAAAGAGAAACGGCCGTTGTCTCCCGCCGAAATCAATCTAATAAGGCGCGCCCGCAGTCTCGCCCGCACGGGCGATAGTATACATAATTTACAGTTTGTTGTGACGAATAGGGTTTGGAGCTTGTCTGTCGATGGTGGCAAGCTGGAGAGGTTGGGCAATAATGAATGACGTAGCACATGACCTTAAAAGTTTTGTTGTAGATACTAATGCTATTGAAAATCTTCGTGAGGTAATGATTACCACATTTCCTACTATAAAAATGTACGGGGTTACCGTATCGCAGATGGATATAGATGAGAAGATGACGGAATATGGGCGGTCATTTAATCACGGCCGTCCACGGAAGGTATCTCTTAAACGGCCGTCTCCTCAACTGAGTCGTAGAAAATTAGAGACTTTCAGGGCATTGGCAATATTGGAAAGCACTATGAGGCAAAATGAATAGGTGTAAATCGTGCAAACACTGGACAGAATCGGAAGATCATTTCCTCTCGCACTTGATGAAACCCTATGATTGGGAGGCTGAGGAACCTATGAAATTTGACTTTGAGGTGCGCTACTGTGATTCACCCTCGCTTTTGTTTTCTCAGCGACCGCTATATGCAAATGAGGCAGCCGTTGCAGACGCAAGCGACTATATGGCATCTATGCTGACAGCAGAAGGGTTTGGGTGCGTGAACTGGGAGGAATCGGGAAACAATGAACGACAGAAAAGCCAGAAAGAAGAAAAAAGAACGAAACAAACATTTTAGACGCTTGCAGCAATCTAACGAGATACTGCAAAGGGCGGGTATGTCCGATGAGGACATTGTAACCGGACGATTGCAGAATCAAATGCAACAGACGATGAATGACACGCTGTTGATAGGTAGGCTTATGACCGCCTGTGGTGAGGTGTTGCGTGATGATTTTGGATTTAGTCAGGGGCAATTACGAGAGTTTGCAACGGCCGTTTCTGTGAAGGGACGAGAAATGGCAAAGGATCGGAATGATGGCGCAGCAACTAACGGCGGATGAGTTTCTTTTGATTGCTATCAAAAAAGAGTTTGTTACCAAGAAGGTAGCCAGGGTTAAAGTCAGATTGCAGCTTGGCGATCTTACCATCGAAGAGTCGGGTGTTGAACTGGCGTTTTTTCTTAGAGAGATGGGTAGCATTACTACCCTCGAGGAGATGGGCAAGTGGAAAGATCGGCAGCATTGGTTATAGATGCTTGACACTATCCCCCTCCCTACTGTAAAATAAGAACAAGCGAATATTAACGGCCGTCCACCATAGCGGCAAGACTGGCGACACAATGACACAGCCCGTATCTAATTTAGATACGGGCTGTTTTTGTTTGGAGTGCTATGACTACTAATTTATTTATGATTGATTTGGCAGGGGTTGACTTGACAGAAGGTCAACCGTTTGACGGTATGGCGTTTGGCGAATTCATTGACATGATGGGTAGAGAGGTAGAGCTATCCATCGACGATGCAGATACATTTGTCACCAATACACAAGCCGCTATTGATGCCACAAAAACAGAGGGCGGCGAGTTGGTTGGGTTGCCTATTGATGCCGGAAACCATGACAAGGGGGATGCGGCTGGTTGGATTGTAGCCGTTGAACTAGTAGATAAAATCATCCGCTTTACTCCCAAATGGACAAAGATCGGCATTGAATTGATAGGTGAGGGATTACGACGTTTCTTCTCCCCCACCGTCAATAATCGGGATAAGGTCGTTCTGGGTGGGGCGTTAGTAAATTGGCCTGCCACAACCGACGCAACGGGCAAGGTGCTACTTCGCCCGATTGAACTATCACAAGAGTTGCAATCATTCCAGCATTTTGATGACGGCGCACCCCCTACAAAAGAGATGACGGGGGGGGAGCATGACTTTGAAATGGTCGTTGGTAACGGCGTGACTTATGCTCAGGTTGGCACACAAGAGCCGCTTCCATTTTCTGTTACAACTACATCGGACAGCACCACTGGCTATATAAACGTAAGTGCTTTTGACAATGTGAATAGCGGGGGCAATGAGCCACCCGATAATGATGTCGGTGACATCGAAGAGGAAGATATTATGACAATTGAATTAACACAAGAGGCTCTTGACGAACTTGTGGACACGCGAGTACGTGAAGCCCTCGAAAATCATGAGCCGGATGGCGATACGGTTGATTTGAATCAATTGGCGGAGTTGATGGGTATCAACATTGACAGTGCGGCCGATGGACAAATTAATCATTACAAGGAGCTGGCAGAGCTGGCACAGCAGCAGGCTGAAATGAAATTCAAAAATCAGCTTGCAGAGTTGCAGCGGTCTAATCGTTACGCCGAACTGGCGCAGCGAGTGACGGGCGGGTCGCCAGACGTACCGCGCGGCGTTCCTGTTGATCCCGATACGCTTAAATCTGAATTGATGAAATTGAATCCAGAGCAAGCGGAATTTTGGGGCGGGTTGCTTAGTACCATCACCAAAGCTGGTTTGACGGAGTTTACAGAGTTGGGGCATGGCAAGCAGGTCAAACAATTGTATCCCGTGCCTGAACATGCCGAACGGATTTTGGAAACGGCCGTCAAGGGCAATCCAAACCTTGATTTTGAGGCATGGTTTGAAGCTGCTGGGTTAGATAGCCCGTCCAACTACGATCTTAGTAAATATAGGGAGGTGAAATAATGGCTGATTTAACAGCAGATGCATATGTCAAAATTCAGGGTGAGGCTACATCCGAAATGTGGGTGTTGGATAATTCAGTCGCTCAGACAATCTACAAGGGTCAGCCGATGATTCTGGACATATCGGCAGATACGGTTTATGTGCGTGGCTTTGTAGATGCGACCGTCGTCGCCTCCGATGATATTTTCATCGGTATCGCGGCCGAAGGGGCAACCGTCGCCACCGCTGATACTGAAACGGATAATGAAATTGAAATTTTTATCGAGCCTACAATCGTAGGGATTCCGGGTAGCACTTTCACCGACGCCGATGTCGGTGACACGATGTACATGAGTGACAGTGCTACATTATCGGCTACAGCAGCCGATAATCCAGAATTAGGGACATTAAAACGGGTGCGAGACGGTTTTCAGTATGTGCGTCTTGTTAGTCCGAAAGTGACAACGGGAGCATAATTATGGCTATTTCTGGAAACTTACCGAAACACCTTGAAGTCGCCGCACGCACGGGCGTACTGGGGGCAGTTGCACAAGATGATATGCCATATCGGCGTGTCGCTCTGGAGGTTGACCTAACAGCCGCTTCGACTACGTTTGTTGATTTGGGCGGGATGCCAATCCCAACCGAAGATCCAGCGGCGGTTGATACGATGATTGAGAAGGGGAAAACGGTTGCGCCTGAGGATTGGCATTTGACCGTTTCTATTTCTCAAAATGCGATTGACGATGATCAAACAGGAATGCTAGAAAGTCGTTTTCGTAATGTCTTACCAGCGTTTCAGCGACATATCAATGATCGGACATTTGTTGTATTAAATGCTGGCGATACGTCAACATACGGCACGGGCATCACCAATGAGACAGAATTTTTTGCCGATGCTCATTTGTATGTGGGTGCCAAGAATACCACCTCACAAGACAACCTGGCGGCGTTAACCTTATCTCTTGACAACTTCAATACGGCATGGGTCGCCTTCTCTCAATTCAAAGACGATCAAAGCAACTACTACAATTTGAACGGCAGTTTACTGGTTTGCCACCCGACCAACAATGTCATAGCGGCCAACATCACAGGCAACAACCAGGCAATGGATACCGCCAATCGTGAAATGAATCCATATACAGGAACGCAGTATTTTACCGTTCCTCAATTTGATACAACCGCATGGGTTTTGATTGATGAGGGTTATCCCGTGAAGCCAATTTTTGTAGCAATTCGCAAGCGGCCAGAATTACAGGATATGTGGTTTGATTCGCAGCAGCCAGACGGCGGCAAGCATTATTTCAAATATCACGGCCGTTATGTGGTTGACTACGGCGATCCTTTGCTCGCATATATGGGAAATTCATAGGAGGCAATCATGGCGGTAACAAACTTGGATTCTCTTACTCTGTCCGATACGCTTATCTATGGTACGTTGAATGACGGCACGACCGCATTAACCGCATCGGTTGCTGAGCTTAACGCCGTTGCTGATGTTTCGGCAGGTGGTATTGTAGACGCGACGGCCGCAACATTAACGGTAACGGCCGCTCTTCATGCCAATAAAATCGTCACGCTAAACCGAGCGGCGGGCGTGACCGTAACATTGCCCGCTGCAACGGCCACCGGACACATTTATCGTTTTGTTATTGGCACTGCCGCAACGTCAAACGCAAACATCATTGAAACTTCTGCTACCTCTGAACACATGACCGGCTCATTACGAGCGGTTGACGATGACGTAGAGGGGGCAACGGGCTTCCAATGGAACGCCGAAACAAGCGACGATACCATCACAATGGATGGCACGGCAACGGGCGGCAAGGCTGGCGATACGATTACCATTATCGACTATGAAGCTACAAACTTCACAGTTGACGGACACCTAACGCAAAGCGGTGGCTCAGAGGTTACACCATTTAGCGCGGCGGTGAGCTAATGAAGATGCGCGTAAGGCCGGACTGTAAACATTCAATAATCAATGCCTTTGCGGGTCGGGAGTTTGTAAAATACGAATGGCGTGACGTTCCTGTTGGAAATGAGGTAGAGGCAGGAAGTCACCCATTCTTGGAAATTCAATCGCCCGACGACGAAGTTGATTTCACTCTTCCCCCTGGCTCTATAGATGACGCTTATCCTAAAGCCACGCCGTCAAAGCCCGCAGCTAAAAAAACGGCCGTTAAGAAGCCACCGGTTAGACGCAAGCGCAAACCAAAGAAGGCAGCAAAAGGGCGTGGTAATGGTTAAATCACAGTATCTATCAGGCACGACAGACGCAGCAGGCGACGCCACGATCAACGCGACAGTTCCGGCTTACGGCCGTTTGGTGGCTGTTGAATGGATTGATGGTGACTTGGCCGATGGCGTTGACGCGGTGCTATCCGTTACGTCAACAGATAGCAGCGTTGATAATACGCTGTTGACTTTGACTGATGCCAATATCGACGCCTGGTATTACCCTCTCGCAGCCGCACATGATAACGCGGGCGCGGGCGTGACGTTTGACGGCGCAAATGAAATATATGTGCAGCAGGTTGTCAATGGAATGCTTAAGCTGGTTATCTCTAGTGGCGGTGATACCAAGACCGGCGGCGCGGTTGTCTACTATGAGTAAGCGATGGCTCTAGCTACTAATTCATACGGTTCATTGGCTGAAGTTGCGGCATTGGTGCCACGATATGCAAACAAGGCGGGGATGTTTGATGCGACTACAAACCCACCAGCTATTCGTGTTGAGCTAATGGTTGATCGCATTTCTGCATTGGTAAATGGATGCCTGGCATCTATCGGATTTCAAATACCGATTACGCAAACGGACGCCGCCCTGATTATGGACAATATCGTCGTAGAACATGTGGCGATAATGGTTGAGGGTGTCAACGGCACGGGTCGATATGCTCCGCAATCCAAAGCGATAGCCAAGCGTTCCCCGATTGCCATCATTGATGAAGAGATAAAAACGTTTTTAGAGGGCATTGCACCAGGATTAGAGGATTTGGGCGCAAGTCGTGAAACGTCGGTCATGGGTCGCATGGGATTCCGTCAATTCGATAACGCTGGGGATGAGGTTACGCCAATGTTCCAGCGTAAGGCGTTTGGTAATAAGATTAAGGATTGGGATACGGCATGATATATTGGGAATTTCTCAAGTCGCTAATGAGGCATAAATATTATGTATTTTTGGCTGGATTAAAAACGGGCGTTCCTATCTGGCGGCTAATTATCCATGATTGGCAAAAGTTTACGTTGTCTGAATTCCCCCAGTATGCCCGTTATTTTTTTGGTGGCAAGCAGGAAAAGGACAAAGAATCTTTTATGTTGGCTTGGTTGCATCATGTTCATTACGGAAAGCATCACTGGGAACATTGGCTATTAAACCCTAACTATAATTTTTCAACGGGTATCAACGGGAAATTACCAATGCCAGAAACCTATGTGCGAGAAATGGTAGCGGACTGGATGGGCGCAAGTAAAACTTATACAGGTTCCTGGAATATGGCTGTATGGTTGTCTAACAATGGGTCACGCATGGAAGCGAATATGCACAAAGATACGATAGATTTGGTTCATAAGGTTTTAATCGAACTAGACTACTTTTTTACAGATAACGCACCTTGGATTTGCATGTATGGGCATATTGATAATGCGGAGATGGCATGACGCGCTTTACCGTCGAATCGAGGCCGACCTTTAGGGATTTAGGCGGGCGGTTTGCAAGGGCAAATGATGACTTGCTTGATATTCGACGCGAAGAGCTACGAACAGAGGGGCGGTTTCTTGTCAACCTTACCAAGAAGAAACTAAAAGACAAAACCGCTCCATACAGTAGCTCTAAATTAGAAAATGCTATTCGCTTCAATACGCGCAGCGACGGTCAAACGGTACGCTTGTCGGTGACAACGCCATCACAGGCGGGGCCACATAAAATCGCGCCACTAAACGCGCAGGCATTGGCATTTAACTGGCCGCGTGTCGGCATGATGACTTTTGTCCCACGCGGCGGCGGCTTCAAAACGCACGTCAGGGCGGGGCAACTGTGGGTAGGTAAAGGTTATGTAGATCATCCTGGCGGGTCGCTTGTACCCCTATTTACGCCATTGCTAGAAGATGCGAATAGTGAGTGGAGTAACACGCGCGGGCGCGCGGTATTGAATCGGATTAGCTTGCGTTACGTGAAGTCAATTACATAATGGCTACTGAAAAACAGGTAGAAGAGGGTATGCGGGATAGTTTCTTAGAAATATCAGAATATTTTGACGGCGATTCCGTGCTGATTAATGAGGCTATATTTCTTGATAAATCAATTCAGTATATGCCCGCCGTCAACATTTTAACAAGCGATGAATTTACAATCATTCAGGATGCACCAACGGCAGAATTATCATATCCAAAGCCTGTATTACTATACGTCGCTTTTGTAGATTGGAAAGTTTCCCGTGACCAATTCAGGGATGTCAGGCAGGCGGTGTTTGATAAATATAACGAGGTAGGGACGGCACGAAGCGCGGGCGGTCTGGATGGCGTGACGATTGATAACATCCGCAACGTATCAAATATTATCGGCATGGGATACGCAGGTGAACCTGCCCCCGTGCAGCCCGTCTATCTGGTGCAGGAACTTGTTTTCGAGGTGAATTTGTTCTAATGGCAAAAAAGAAATCATTATCATTTATCACCTATGAGGTATTGATACCTATCAAAAACGACAAAACGGCCGTTTCCTTTGACGTTGGCGAGACGGTAACGGTAAAGGATTTTAGTGCAAAGGTGATTAAAAACTGGCTGGATATAACGCCACCGGTTTTAAGGATTAAAAAATAATGGCGAGTCAAGCTGTTAATAAAATTCGAATTACGCCAATAATAGATGAAAATGTGCGCATGGGTATGTACAACGTATTTTTGAATGACATTGATATATCATCATGTGTGCGTGGTGTAACGTTTGATCATGAGGTGGGAATGGCTCCAATGATAACGCTAAAATTGATACCTGCATTTTTTGAAATCTCAGAAAACATGGGAATGCACGTAAGGGGTCATATTGATGGAAGTGATTTTATTTCTAGTGCAATTGAGGAAATAAAAGAGGCTGTAAAATAATGGCGGCTACCGCATCTGGAAAAGACAAGATATTACGCTGGACGCGGATATATGTCGGTGGCTACGACCTCTCCGGTGATTCTCGCACGTTTTCAAGTGCTGACATCATTTATGGCGAGGCAGACGTGACGGGATGGTCGGAGGCGGTGACGAATTTTCTAAGAGACGGCCGTCTCGCAACGGGCATCCGTGGCTATCAAGCATTGTTAAACGATGCGACAGGACGCGCCTATACCATCCTTCAGGCGGGCAATGCTCAAAACGTCTCATTGCTATTTGGCGGCGGTGGGGAGCCAGCCATCCCCGATCCAGCGTACCTAATTCCATCTGTACAAATGATGGATAACGCAACTATAGACGGCAATGTGGCAATGATTAACGCCGATTTTATCCCACAGGCGGGGGCGGTTGATACGGCCGTCGCCAATCCTTTTGGGGTTCTGCTTTCACCTGCAACGTCAATCAGCAGCACAACGACGGGAGCAAGTCATGACAATGAGGGTGCAACGACAGGCGGCTGGCATTCAATTATTCATATTACGGCCACCTCATCGGGTAATTTTGCATTTACGATTGAACACTCAACAGACGACAGCGCATGGGCAACACTAGGAACATTTACAACGACAGGCGGCAGCGTGACAAGCGAATATCTGTCAGGTAGTGGAACCGTTAATCAATATACTAGATTTTTAGCAACACGAACGGCAGGAACGGTTACGCCTGTTGTTTCATTTGCAAGGGGTTAAAAGATGGCAACCGGAAAAAACAAAGTTGAACGAGGTTTTAGACTTCTTTTTGATGACAGCGGCGGTACAGCGCGCGACTTAAGCGGGGATTTAGTCCCTGGCAGCGTATCGGGCGGCGGATTGACATTTGATGAGGCAAACATGACGGGCGTGAGTGAGGCGGTAAATAATTTCTTGCGCGGTCATGCGACCAGCGAGATAGCCGCAAACTTCCACATGAATGACACGGCCACGACGGGGGCGACTACCGTCCTGAATGGTCAATCACTGCCATCTGTGGCAGGAACTGGAACGCTTACGCTTCAGTGGGGGGCGTCTAGCGCAGCCCCCACAAATCCAGATCCTGAGTGGGAGGGTGAATATATTTTATTGTCTAGTAATATCGCCCTTGAGGGTAATAAACATGTGCATCAGGTCGTGTTCAAACCTACCGGTAGCACGGCTCCCGCATTTGGAACCGTCGCATAATGATCATTCCCTGCCCCGTCGATGGTTTCACCGAACAAACGGCCGATAACAAACCCGTCTATTTTTTAGACGTGCCGGACGAATGGCTAGGTAAGCATCTATCTGTTCGTGACACGGCCGTAACTGGGTTGGCAAACGGTGAAGCGGCAGGGATGCCCATCGAGTTCAAAACATTTGCCATTTCATTAGCCCTTGCCGACAACTGGAACCTGCCAGGCGTAACGGGCAAAATGGAAAGCGTTGATTTTAATATGCTCAATTTGTCCATAATGGCGTGGGTGAATTATACGGTGTGGGGGAGCTTTAATAGGTGTTTTAATGTCCCAAAAAACTCATCACCTCCGTTACCGAATGGGTAGACGGAGGGGTAGGGAAAGGGGAAAGCGTCTGGACGTTTGATAATGGTGGGGCAATGGCATATATGAGCGGTAGCGTGTTTTCGATGTGGCAAGCATACAGGTACAAAAACATTCTACCCAGATCGGGCGGCTGGGAGAATCAGCCGCTTTTTGTTTTAGCACAGATTGAGGCGATAGATTTGATATACAGCACATGGCGATATATCAGATCGGATAATTCTGATTGGGGCAAATTATCAGCGACACAAACGGAGATTGTTAAACAGGTTGAGTTATGGCTAGTATAAAAACCGAACTAATCATCAGCGCAGTTACAAAAGGCTTCAAGGCCGTTGAAACTTCCGTTAAGGGTTTGGGGAAATCATTTGAAACGGCCGCCGAAAAAGCATCTACGGCTGGCAAGAAACTTGACGGATTAGATGTAGCCGCCAAAAATATCGCCAAAGCTGGATTAGCGGCAGGTGGTGCGGCTTTGCTTGCTTTTGGCAAGGCATCCATAACGGCCGCCTCTGATGTTGAAGAAATGCAGTCAAAGTTTGACACTGTTTTTGGTTCATTGGGCGGAGAAGTCACCGACGATTTGCAGGGATTTGCAGATGCTGCCAATCGTTCCATTTTTGACCTACAGGGATTCGCCGCCACGCTACAAGACACCTTTAAGCCGTTAGGGTTTGCCGGTGATGCAGCCGCCGACATGTCGGTCAATATGGTGCAACTGGCAACTGATTTGGGGAGCTTTAACAATATTGACACGGCGACGGTTGTCAACGATCTTCAATCTGCACTGGTTGGAAATACCGAAACTCTCCGCAAATACGGGATTGTTGCCAGTCAGTCAGCTATTGATAACGAGGCTTATGCACTCGGCCTGAACTTTACAAAAGGCAGAATGGACGCTCTGACAAAGGCAACGGCTATCCAGTCTATCATTATGAAGTCAACCGTTGACGCGCAAGGTGATGCGATTAAAACGGCCGATAGTTTTGCTAATCAGATGGTTGGACTAAAAGCCGCCGTGCAAGAATTGAGCGTCACATTTGGCGGGGCATTATTACCAGCGGCAACGGCCGTTGTCGGTAAATTGACGGAAGCGACCGATGTCGTCAAGGGTTTGCAGGGGCAAATGGGGCAGATGGCGGAAGCATCAGACGACGGCACCTCTGCATTTTCTAACGTGCTAGTTGTCATGAATGAAATTAATAAGGCGGTGGGTGGTATCCCCGTCGATGATTGGATTGCAGGGATACGCGGCGGCGAGAGAGCCGCTAATGCAGGGGCAATTGCTACAGCTGAACTAGCGGCGGAGATTGAAGAATCCGACAGCGTATTGGCAGCATTGACGCAAACAACGCTTGACAACATTGCGGCCGATGAAAGAGCTGCTGCCGCACATGATTTACTTGTATTATCAATACGCGACGGGTTAGATGATGGTGAGCGTTTAGCCGTTACATGGCAGGATGTGAAGGCGGCGGAAGAAGCGCGGCTTGAGACTGCCGAACGAATGAAAGAAGCTGATGAGGAAAGTGCATTGGCTTTATTTGAATTAGAACAGGCACAGGCGGGATATTTTCAAACGGCACTTGATGGCTCGCTGGTGCAAGACGATCTTAATAACGCCATCTTTGACGCAGCCGCAGCAGCGGGGGCAAGTGCGACAGAGTTAGCTTTACTTGGTGGGGCGTTGGGATTGTATAGTGAGGATGCTGTAAATGCCGCGCTTCAATCGGCGTTGATTCAGGCAAAGATAGCTGAATTGGCGGGGTCATTTGCACGGGGCGAAACCACTATCACCGAAATGAGGGCAGAGCTGAACGGGTTTATTTCTGACATCCAAAACGTTCCAACGTCAAAGACAATTGATTTTCATTTGAATATACCCAAGATACCGCCATCGTTAGGCGGTAGCGTTGTTCCTGGCGGTAGTGCCGTTGCAGCGGCTGGCGGGGCAGATTTTACCGTCCCCGCTGGCTTTCCCAACGATTCATTTCCGATTCTTGCACAATCAGGCGAGCATGTAAAGATTACACCAGCAGGGCAAAATGGAGGCGTTGGTGGGCTTACCGCCAATATAAACATTAGTATTCAAAACGGCGACCCTGCTACCGTCAGAGGGTCAGTGACTGACGGATTGCTAGAAGCGTATCGACGTAAGGGGGAGGTATAAACAGTGGGTAAGGCGGTATTTTTGGCCTCATTTGGAGCGCAAACGCTAAAAGATGGCACGGATTTTAAGCAGAAATCTGTAGACGACGGCGGAGACGTGCCGCGTACTAGTTTATACGAAACGATTGACGGCTCATGGTTTGATGCGGCCGCATCGGGTGCAAATACATTAGTGCCTGGTACTGTCTCGTGTGAGATAGCCGTTACAGGATCAAGCGATGCCAACTTCAAAACCAATACCAATCTGATTGACGCTCTGAACGGTACGAAGGCCACCTTGACGGGGACATATGCAGATGCGACCACAGTGACATGCACAGCGCGCTGTACTGTTGGCTCCGTTTCAATCAATACATCCTCTCATCTAATCCCCGTCGCATTTTATAGGTTGAGTTTTCAAAAAACAACAAGCTGGGCGTAAATTATGGGTAATGTCACCAACGTACAGGTAGAAATCTTCAACGGCTCCGATGTCAGTCAGGGGACGATTGACGGTGACAAACTGTTGAGTTTCAAAACTAAAGCCATGTTGAGCGGCATCGGGAAAGGCGAGTTTGTTGTCGCGCTAGATGATACGGAAAGCACGGCCTTGGTGACAAGAAACGCTATAGCCGTTCTGTCATTAGATACAACGCGCATCTCGGGCATCATTGTACAAGCATTTATTATTCAGGAAATCAAGCAGGATATTTTAGCAAGCGGCCGTGCCGTCTTGCGCGTGTCCGGTGCTGACATGCTCTATGAATGGACATATACCAACCTGGGTTATACGGTCATTGATGATGGTGCGGGGGGTGAAATATCAAATATTGTTGATAATATTGTAACCAATTTCGACCCAGGCATTGGCGGCGGCTGGGGTCATACCAATTTCCATTTTTCAGCGGGACAAGGCGATGGGTATCACGTCCCAAGCGCGGAGACAGCATGGCAAGCAATTAGTCAGCTTGGTGGGGCGCGGGGGATTTATTATTCGCTAGGATTAAATGATGCCTCTTATTCTGGCGTAGGCATTCCCGACCGCCGCATCATTGAGTGGGGTAGCTTCCAGGTCACAAACAGCCCCCCGCCGGCCTCTGTATTTGATACGATGATCCTGATGTTAGCTCCATCTGCAACGGGTGAGCGGCCAATTCTTGACGGTACGTTTAGGATTATCAATGAACCAAGTGAGGTTGTGACGCGGGTATATGTTTATGGCGCGGGGCAGGGTAATGACCGTTTTACATTGGCAGATAAAACAGACGCTGATCCTACCGGATTCACAACCACGGCAGCCGATTCTCTCATTGTAAATACAACGCTGGAAGCCGTTTCAGACCAGCCGCAAATCACGCGCGTGACTCATTTCTCGTCTATCAAGCCAGAGGATATTAGCGATGCCACAATGAGGGCAACGGCCGCCAACCAATTGTTACAAGCAGGCGTGTCCTATCTAACCGAACGTGATGGTTCTAATAAAGTTTATTATCAAATGGACACGCTCCCAGACGGCCGTCATATACCAGGCCAACTTGTCACCCTGACATACACACGCACTTCGCCGTGGGATAGTGCGGGGGCAGAGATCGATACAGACATTATATCAATCAGC